TTAGTTTCAAAATATGGTGAAGTTATAGGGCATATATTTGGTAATGATGAGATGATCAAGCTAAATACTCCGGAGGGATGTACAGCTATAGATGATCCTCCGCATCCAAATATGTTTTTTCAAAATGGAGAGTGGGTAAATATTCCTGCTAAGCCATCGCCATATCATTTCTTTGATTATGAAATTAAGAAGTGGGTTGACAACCGATCTTTAGAAGAAGTGAAAAGGCATAAATGGGAGCTCATTAAACAACAACGTGATCTGTATGAGTTTGGTGGTTTTGAGTTTGAAAATAATCTTTTTGATTCAGATACAAATTCCCAGTTAAGAATCGCAACAGCAGCTTTAATTGGAGTAACAGTCGAGTGGACTTTAAAAGATAATACAATTGTTGAGCTTGATCCTGATCAATTGATTGGTTTGAAAAACGCTCTTGCATTACATATCAGCAATGTTCATGAAAGGGGAAGAATAGCAAGATCAAAAATCGAATTATCATCAACAATTGATGAAATTGAATCGATAACTTATTAATCGATATATCTATTAAGTGCACCTAATTCGGGTGCTTTTTTATTGCCTATTTCTGGAGAACCAAAATGTCTGAAACTCAGTCTGCACTTGAAGCTAGTGCAGCAACATTAACATCAAAAGTAACAGCAACCAGCGGTGTGGGGTCATTTATCGGATTTGCAGCAAAGATCGATGTTATTGCATGGGGCGGTTTGCTAATTGCTGCACTTGGCTTAGCAATTCAAATTTATTTTGCACTTCAGAAAAATCGCCGTGAAAAGGTGGAGCACGAAATGCGAAAGGCTGAATACAAGTTGCGTATAAAAAACTTAAAAGGTGACTGTAATGTCAAACAAGACTAAATATATCGCAGCATTCTTAGCAGCTTCGGCTGCTTTTTTTGTGGGCGTAAAAAATGATGAAGGGTTTACATCAAAGCCAGTGATACCCGTTAAAGGGGATCGTCCAACACAGGGCCATGGTTCAACATTCAAACCAGATGGCTCACCCGTAAAAATGACAGATCCACCAATTACACGTGCAACAGCAGATAAATGGTTGCGTAATGATGTGGCTAAGCGTGAAGTGGCTTTTAAAGATTCATTGAAGGGCGTGAAATTATCACAAACTGAATACGACCTATACCTTGATTTCACGTATCAATACGGTGTGCCAACATTCGCAAATTCATCAATGCTTAAACATTTAAAGGCTGGTCAATATAAAGCAGCTTGCGACTCATTACTTAAATATAAGTATGTTGCAAAACGTGATTGTTCGATTCGTTCTAACGGCTGCTATGGGGTTTGGACCAGACAGCTTGAACGACACGCAAAATGTATAGGAGCGCAGTGATGTGGATTGTATTTGCTGCTAAATTTTGGCGAGAAATCATTATTGGTTTTCTCGCTTTTTTATTGGTCATCTGTTTGGCCGTACTAAATCACAAGACTGGTCAGTTAAAAGAAGCTGAACAAAAGTGTCAATCGCAGATCCAAGAAATTGAGCGCAAGAATTTGAAAGCCCTTGCCGAAAAGCAAAATCAGATCAATAAAGTGAGCGCAGACTATGAGCAAATCAAAGCAGAGCAAAACACCAAAGTCGAATATATTGAGCGTGAAGTGCAAAAGATCGTGGAGCGTCCTGTTTATAAGTCTAGCTGTATTGATGATGACGGGATGCAGCAACTCAATGAACTCATTAAAGCCGGCAATACCAGCTAATCTCATTCAGCCATGCCCTAATTTAAGTGAAATTAAGGGTACAACTGGAAAAGATTTAATGATCTGGTCAGTTGATACAGTTGCAAAATATAATGACTGTAAAGCAAGGCACGGTGCGATTGTGAAGGCTCTTGAGTAAGAGCCTTTATTAATGTGCAATTATTTGCTCAATAATCTGGATAATTGCACATTTTGAGCAAAATTATTCTCAACTGTATTCTCTCGAGGTTTTATCATGCAGCAATTAATGATTATGGTCACAGAAGTTGGAAAGCTTGAGCATTCGTGTAATTTGCTTGCTGAGGTAAACAAAGGCGGTAAAGTTTTAAAGGTTTTCGACTACAACGGCAATCAATTACCAATAAACATTGATGGAACCGTGACATTTAATAGACGCCGTTGGGAGCTTCCCATTAAAGTAGATTTAAAATAAATTTTAATAGGTTTTAAAATTAATAGAAATCTTAAAGTGTAGTTTTTAAAACCGAGTGCAACAAGATTGCAACATCATGTTTTAACTATTTGATTTATATAAAAGATAAACGCACCAAATGGTGCGTTTTCTTTGATTCAAATGTTTGAT